CATCATGATCAACGAGGCAACCGTCTTCATTGGCATCTGTACAGCTGCGGACTCAGAAATTTTTAGGGCCATAAATTACTTATAGAAACCTTTAAAGATCCAATTGACCCATTTGTTCCATAAACCTTTAATCCATTCCCATGCTCTGCAGCAAATGTTTTTACATTTTTCAATCATGTTTCTTCTCCTCAATTTCATAGAAGAACTTATCAGTATCTTCTGTTTTCCATTGACTTGTATTTTCAACGTTCCACTCAGATGTCTGCACTTTCCAATCTGGAACATTATCTTTCACTGTAAATGAAGGTATATCCCAAATACATCTATTGTTAGGTTGTGCTGCATAGTTCCCGTCATCGAGAGCTATGATATGTGCACATTTGTGCTCATGCGGAATCTCTGAATGATCCGTATCTAATATATTAGACTCTGGGTGTGCGAAGTCAACCGTAAATAAGTATTTACCATGGTGCCATTTTTTGTCTTTTCCTATGTATTTACCAGCTTGTGCTTCTAAAATATCCCAAGAATGAACAGCAGGATAATAGCTGAAACAATTCCATAACTGAAGCTCATCAAGTCTGCGTCTAGGAACGGCTTCTGCTTTAAAGCCTCTTTGAATGAATGCACTAATCGGGAGACGGTAGAAGATAGCTCCATTTTCCATAATACAATGAAAAAGGATGGAACGCCCCGTAATAGCCGAAAGACCAAAAATAATGCAGTCTTCAACTTCTCCATGATGTTTCTTAAGGTCATAGAGATACTCTTTCCTTATCTGTGCGTATTCTGGTGGTATGTTTGCGTTTAAATATGCCATAATAAATCCTCATCTAATGCTGCCCCAGTTATCACCTTCTTCATAATCTACTTTGTTTGGAACTTCAAGTGATACTGTTGACTCCATTATCTCCTTTATTTTTTCTGCTTCTTGTTTATTTTCTATAGATATATCTAATTCATCATGAACTTGTAAGTGTGGTAGTATGCCCTCAGAATGTAAATCTATCATAGCTTTTTTTGTCATGTCAGCTGCGGATCCTTGTATTAATCTATTCAATGCTTTGTATGTGTATGCTCTCCTAATCCCTGGTCCGTGTTCCGCAAGTGCTGCATCGTGAGGCAATGGTTTATGTATCCCAAACTGATTAGGCTCCCACAGGTGGAACCTACACAATCTACCTAGAAGCGTTCTAACTTTACCTCTACGTTGTGCTCTGTCCATAACGGCATCCATAAGCTGTTTAACAAAAGGAACCTTTGTATGATACTGTTTAAATAACTCTTCAGCTTGTAGCTTATTTATACCTAGTTCAGCTTGTAATTTATTTTTACCCATACCATAGAAAAGACCTAAATTAATCGTCTTTGCTTGTGTTCTAGGTATCTCGGCCATATCTGCTACGATCTTATGAAAGTCTGCATCACCTTCTTTGTATGCATCTACAACATCCTCTACAGAATAAAAACCTTGTAGTGCTGCGTAGTGTACTACGAGTCTAGGCTCTTGTTGTGAGTAATCAAAACATCCCCACTTACATCCCTCTTCAGGTATAAATAAACTTCTGATCCGTGGTCCGAGGTCTTTGTTCCTTGCAGGTATCTGCTGTAAGTTTGGATTGTTCATACTAAACCTACCTGTAACCGTGCCACCACTGTCACCACGTAACTGGTTTATCTCTGCATGTATTCTGCCTTTGTGTGAGTATTTTAATATTGTATCTATAAATGTTGTGTGTGCTTTGTTAATCTCTCTAGCTTTTGCAATGGCTTGCACAATATTGTGCGGGTGATTAGATAAAAAGTTTTTAGTAAAGCTTGGAGCTTGTGTCTTTGCAGTTCTTTCGTATGGTAGACCAAGTTTATCAAACACTTTTGCAATAGATCTTGCGGCCCATATCTGCACATCTTGTTTTGTCTCTGCATATATAGCACCCAATAATCTATTCTCCTCCTCTACCATTCTTTGTTTTTCATAAGCTGCTCTGTCTGCGTCTACACGCACACCTAGAAATCTCATGTCAACAAGAACAGGAAATAGTTTAGTCTCCATGTTAAATATGTTCTCTATATCTTGATGTATTATTTCTTTTTTAAACTCCTGCCATAGCTCCAATGTAAGTTGGGCGTCACGCTCCGCGTAAGATCCAACGTACATAGCTGGTAGCTTATACATCTCTGCTTTGGGATCTACACCCCAAGACTTTGCAGTTTCTTGTAATACACTTTCATCTTTACCTTTACCAAGATACTCTCTTGATAAACCATTTAAATCATACCTGTATCTATTTTCATCAATAAGAGATGCAGCTATCATTGTATCTACTATCTGTCCTTTTACATTTATACCAATGGCTCTCAACCAACATACATCGTACATAGCATTGTGAAATATTTTTATGGAGTCTGTGTTCATCTGGTCTTGTAACCATTTGAGAACCATCTTACGATCCATATTACCACCACCCTCGTGTCCTATTGGATAGTATGCACACCAGTCGTGTGTTGCTAATGATATTCCAACCACATCACCTACACCTACAACAGAACCAGAACCCATTCTTTTGTTTAAGTTTGGATCTTTTGTTTCTAAGTCTATGGCTATCTCATCATACTTGCTTAGATCTGGGAAGTCTGTTGGTGGTATCCATTCTGTCTGCGGTCTAAATAGTGGAGTTTTCATTTTTTTGTACCTTTTCTATGTTAGTTAGTTTTTCTATATCTTCGTATGGAACCATTGTAATTTTATCTAACCTACCTTCTCTTTGATAAATTTTATAAACACCTTTTCCTTTTTCGTAACCTTTCTCTTTTAATTTATTAACTACGTAGTTTAATAATTCTTCTCTATCAACCAGTAGCCAATATTTGTTTCTTTCAAAAACAATGTAATCAGCTTTACCTTTTACCCATCCAGGTTCACCTCTCACATTAGTTCCTTCAACCCAGGCTATATCGTCTTGTGGATTGTTATCCCATCTGTTTTTCTTTTTCATTCCTTTAACATCAAATTTATAAAGTTTATTTTTATAAGTGCCTTTGACATCCCAGTGTTCTTTTATATTCTCATATTTATTTGCCCATATTGGGTTAGTTAAATTTTTAGCAAAATTTTGTTCAGATATTTTTGCTTGTTTTATGTATTCTTCCCAAGCCATATTAATTATCCTTACATTCTCCAGCTATTGCCATGTACGCAGCGGCATCAACATAAGTATCTTCTGTTGGCTGACCAAATTTAGTTCTTGCTATTTTTAACAAAGCCATCATCACAGCAGCATCGTGTGCTGTAATTTTTTTATCCAAATACGCAGACCAAAGATTTGCTATATTCTTATGGTTTTGTACCTTATCACCATAAGTTTTTGCTCTAGGTCCCATTATTAATTCTCTTGCTAACTTTAACGCTTTCTCTGTTTTCATATGTTATATCCTTTGTAAATGTCTTTTGGTCTAATGATGTGTAAATGTTTTTTAGTTCTAGTTGCACCAACGTAGAATAATCTATTTTCATCATCAGGGTTTTGTTCGTAGTTTCTTTGTGTGTTTCTAGATAGGTCAGTCAAGAGAACTACATTATCTTGTTCACCACCTTTTACTCCATGTATCGTAGATAAAGTTATTCTAGGAGCAGAATTTAATTCCTCACCATTTTCCCTCATACGTCTTATATACCTCATTTTTTTTCTAGGTGCACTATCAAAAGATTCAAACCAAACTTTGTCTGTCTTCAACCACATCCTTTCTAATAAACCCGACATTTTATATCTCGCATCCTTGTCCATGTATTTTAAAGAATTTTTTTCAAAATGTTTTTCTGACATGTAAGAAGATATTCTAGATAATTGTTCGTAGTTTATATCAACACCTTTACGCACATTTTCCCAATCAGTTATTGCAGTGTACAAATCTTGTTCTTTATTTGTTTTAAATTTGTTCTCGTAATACAATCCTTGAGAGAACAGTTGTTCTTCTAAATCCTCTAACATAAATCTTGTTCTAGCTAACACTAGCCAATTACCCTCTTTCATGTTAATCTTTTCAAAGTCATCATAATATGAAAGTAATCCTCTTTGCGTTTTTGGTCTCCACTCTTTTGGTAGTCTGTGCTGTATCTTATTTACTATACGCGATGCAACATCATGAACTACCTGCGGTATTCGGTATGACTGTGTCAGTTTCATCATTCTTCCCGTTTGTGTTATAAAACTATCTACATCTGCACCTGCCCATCTAAATATAGCTTGATCATCATCGCCAGCTATGTAAGTGTCTTGTGTTTTATCCCATATTGATCTTGCCATGTCCCACTGTGATGTAGATAAATCCTGTGCTTCATCTATAAAAACCACATCAAACTTTGGTGATTTATCTGACTTTACAAATTCTGTAATCATGTCTGCAAAATCTATTAAGTTATAATCTCTCTTGTATTGTTTTAAATCGTAAACAAACTGTTTAAGTTGTTGCACTGTTATATCTTGTGTATGTTCTTTTAAATTATATTGTCTTTCTGGTGTAATACCACGTAATTTAGCCATCTGTGTTATACGTAATAAATCACTTTTAGTTGTAAATAATCCAGTGTGTTCATCATCGTATTCGTGATAATCTAAATTGTATCCTGTCTTTCTACCTAAATCCTCGTAGTGACTACCTTGCATAACATCTTCTTTTTTAATACCAAGTCTTTTAAAAGCTAAGGAGTGCAGTGTTCTAAAATAAGGTAAGTCTTTTTTAGTGAGATTAAATTTTAACATAGCTCTGTCTCTAGCTTCGTACGCAGCTTTTTGTGTAAAAGAAAAATAACCGATCTTATCTGGATCTGTTTGTTTTAAATACTTGTCTACTTCATTTAATAATGTAGTTGTTTTACCTGTGCCAGGTGGACCCAATACAATAGTTTTCAAAACGCATCCTCCCTTTTAAAAGTTCTAGTTTTTATTTTTATGTCTTGCTTTTCAAATTCTTTTAATTTTATTACAGATAATTTTTTCTTACCTATGTTCATTCTAATGTGTTCACAGTTACAGTGCTCTAGTAACCATAGTATTGTAATGTCATATTTTTCTGTCCACTTATGTCTGTGTAAAAATTTATGAAAAAAATGTGTGAATATAAAATGGTGATGTCCGTCTTTATTCCAAACATTACCTGATTCCATATCTTCTTTTTTTGATCCCTCAGCAGTTCTGCTTGTGCAATAATTTTCTAAGTGTTGAGCCAGTTGTTCTAACTTAGATGCACCAGATGGTGCCTCTACTATCTCTGGATTAGCCATTAAAGATGACACCAGATCCTTATAGTCTTTTGGTTTTAAAGTAGGTGGAAATTTATAAATTTGATTCATACAAGCTCTTACAAATAATCTTTGCTCTTGTAGTTCCTCTGCCTTTAATTCTACTCTTTCACCGTCAACGTTTAGCCTAAATATTTTTGGATCTATTTCTACTATTTGTAAGTCAGATAATTGTGGAAACATAGTTTGTGTGCCAATACCATATTTTCTAGTCTTGCATAATTGTTTATCACAGTGATTACACATCGGCTCTTCAATGCACTTAAAAGCATAATCTTTATTATTTTTTCTAAATTTTGCTATCTCATCGTGTCTAAATGGATTTATAAAATGTTTAAAATTAAACTCATCTAATTTATCTGCCCAGCTGTCTGGCCATTTTTTCTTAGCGTATACTCTAAATTGAAACATAACCCTGTCTCTACCATCATCTAACTTTTCTTTTGTTAAAGATTCTAAACAAGGTGGGCCATCATCAAACTCTGATGGTGGTCTTTGTATTTTTAAATCTTGTAGTTCTTTTGGTGTAAGAGCACCGACTTCTACAGAATTTAAAAAAGCATCTATTTTAATCGCTTGGCCTTTGGAATCAAAGCAATATCTTGTTGTATTTTTGTAATTAAAGTATGGTAAGTTGAGAAAATTTCCTGTATCATCTTGCGATTTTAATTCAATTTGTTTAGGAAATACTTCAGCATTACCAAATCCTAACACAGCACTTAACGACATTAATTTATCTCGCATTAATTTTGCTGGTACAAAA